ACTTCTTGAGTTGTTAAAAGACGCATATTGGAAGATAAGTCTACCGAAATATCCGTGAGCAGCGACAATGTTGTATGTCTCTTCTTCTTGTCCAAATTTATACCCATAATTCTGAGATTCATTTTCTGTTGTCTCCCTTATTAAGGATGAAGTTACGAGTGAACCATGCATAGCAGAGAATAAAGATCCTCCGAACATTCCAGCAACACCAGCCATATGGAAAGGATGCATTAGAATATTATGTTCTGCTTGGAATACGAACATGAAGTTAAATGTACCTGAGATACCAAGTGGCATTCCGTCTGAAAAAGATCCCTGACCAAAAGGGTACACTAAGAATACAGCAAATGCTGCTGATACTGGAGCAGAGTATGCTACGCAGATCCAAGGTCTCATACCTAGTCTGTATGATAATTCCCACTGTCTACCCATGTAGGCAGAGATTCCGATAAGGAAGTGGAAAATAACTAACTGGTAAGGACCACCGTTATATAACCATTCGTCTACTGTTGCTGCTTCCCAAATTGGGTAGAAGTGTAGTCCGATAGCGTTTGATGAAGGAACAACTGCACCAGAGATGATGTTGTTACCATACATGAAAGAACCCGCTACTGGTTCTCTGATTCCGTCAATATCGACAGGAGGTGCTGCTATGAAAGCAACGATAAAGCATGCTGCTGCGGCGAGTAAGCATGGGATCATGAGTACACCGAACCATCCAACATAGATTCTGTTTTCTGTTGATGTTACCCATTCGCAGAACTGAGGCCAGCCTGCTAGTAAACCACCTTGTCTTTTGGCGGTTGTGTTTAGAGTTGTCATTAGTAAGACGTTTAAGTAGGGCTTCAAGGGTAGAAGCGAAACTTATTTCCAGCAATCCCTCACTACTGGATAAAAGACGAAGTATTATTCTGCCTATAGGTCTTGGTTTGAGAGCAGTCTACAAAGGAGGGCGATCCGTTCGAGTCCTTTATAATTTTAGATTGTGTGGATTTCACCACTGATATATTTATATTAACACAACTTTACAATTCTGTCAACCCTTATAGTGGGTATCTAATAATTACGATTCCACTAGCACCATCACCACCATATGTACCACCATTAGCTACGCCTGGGTGTGTTATACCACCTCCACCAGATCCAGTATTTGCTATACCAGCAGTTGCATATCCGCCTGCATGAGTGTTTGTTTGACCACCGATACCATTTGTTCTTGCTGCTTGGTTATAAACATGGTTTTCGTTACCTCCAGCGCCTCCAGCAGCATAAAATGCAGCACTACCACTTATTGAATATTCTATACCAGCTCCACCATTACCACCTAGTTGACTACCTCTTACATTACCAGCTTGCCCAGCAGCACCAGCACCACCGCCACCACCTCCAGCACCGTTAGCACCTGGCCCACCATTATTTCCTTGACCAGCATTTCCTACAGTACCACCAGCGCCACCGATACCACCAGCTGTTCCTTCATGTGCAGCACCACCACCTGATCCACCATTTTTACCATCATACATGTTAGTATTACCAGTACCGCCACCTCCTCCACCAGTTGCACTTTCGTTAAAACTAGTTCCATTAACTTGACTATTAGTACCATTAAATGTAGCAGTGTTAACTACACCACCACCACCAGCACCACCACTACCAACTGTAACTACATAAGTTCCAGCATTCCAAGTTTGATTTGCACCATTCGGAGTTGTTCTACCAGTAGGAGTTTCAGTACCATAGTAAACAAGACCTCCAGCACCTCCTCCACCAGAGTTATCAGTTCCTCCTCCACCGCCACCAGCGACCATGAGAAGTTGAATACCTCCAATTTGTCTAGAAAGAACAAAGTTAGTGTTACCAGTTGAAGTAAATGTATGCACAGCATACTTTACTCCACTAACTGTGATCTCAGTCTCAGTACCACCTGATCCAGCTTGAGGAAGGGTTCCGAAGGATAATGAGCCTGTAGTTGTCGAAAGTATACCAAGTGCCATAAATTAAAAACCAAATCCGTTTGAGAAATTACAGAATGCCATCCATCCAGCTACGTCTGGTCTTCTTAATACTGTAAGAGTGTAAATATCTTCGTCACCATTTGTAGAACTGTTTGTAGGAGCAGTACTACCAGCAAAACGAATTGGTATATCAGATACAGCGCCACCATTAATCGAAACGTCTTTAGGTCTACAAGTTTTACCACTAGCAGGATTTATAATGAATGTAAATGTATATGCTCTACCTAATGTAGTAGGAAGGTTTGTTAATGTAAGAGTAAAATTACCAGTTTCGTTTGCTTGTACAAAGAAAACATTATTGGTATCAGAAGCATAGTTATAAGCAATCGAAAAATCTCCAGCACTCGATACGGTAACAGCGCTAACTGGTTCTTGAGTATGTTGAATAGTAAGTCCTGGCGTTGGTGTCCAGTTTAAACTTGTGCTATCCCATAAAAATGTTTTATCTGTAGCTCCTTTCAAAGTAATACCACCACCAGCTGCTGTGGTATCTGACGGTGAAGCAACTTTACCTAGCTCAATATTTTTATCATCTACATCGAGCGTAGTAGAATTAATTGTAGTTGTAGTGCCGTTTACAACCAAACCACCACTTATAGTTACAGTACCATCGCTAGCTATTGAAAGGTGAACATCTCTCTGAGAGTTACTACTAGAGTATGTACCCATTTCTAAATTGTTACCAGAACCACCACCAATAAATTTGTGCCTTGATCCTGATGTAAATTTAGTATCTCCATTGGTCTGTACACCACCAGTAGCAGTAAAGTTTCCTCCAACTGTTTGGTTTCCAACAACTGCTAAAGTTTCTCCAGAAGGAATATTAACTGTAGTAGCAGTTCGACCTTTTATATTGTCTACTCTGAGTGTTGACATAATACTTTGTTTTTCTTTTATTTATAGATCTTTGACAATGAAGACACAGCCGTCATCAACGTCAACTTGAACACCATTTTCGATGTCCACTGTAAGATCTGAAATAGATCTTATAACTCCAACTTTATATGGAGATGATATACTCACATTTGAAGCAATTGATTGCTTCTGAACATTCTTAAATGCATTATCAATGTAATCTACAGGATAAGTCATTATATATCAGCAATAATTAAAATGCAATCACTATCCACATCCACCTGTTTACCATTTTCAATATCAACAGTAACAGATGGATCTGTGTAAATTACACCAGTGTTATATGGAGATGCAACAGTGATATTTGAATTTATCACATTTTGATATGCAAAAACTGTTTTAGAATAAACCTTAGAGGCACCGCCTCCACCAGCACTATCCCATTCAGTTCCATTATAAACTCGAAGTTCATCCTCAGTCGTATTATAGTAAATATCGCCTTCGTTTACATCTACTGTTGGATTACTTGATTCTGTAATATCAATTGATCTACGTTTGACCTGATCATTTGATACATTTCTCCATGAAGCACCATGAATTGCTCTAATCTCACAACCAAGACCAACTTGAGGAGCAGTGGTAAAAGTTATTGTTGGAGTTGCAGCAGTATTATTAATAGTATAATCTGTTTTTGGTTTCTGTATGATACCACCAAGAATAACTAATATTTGTTCTTCACTAAAAGCTCGATAAACAGCACCACCATCTGTAAGATTAAAAGTAGTGGTACTTGTATTGAAACCGCTACTTATATCATCAATGACTCTGACATCAGTATCATTGTAACCTCTAGTTGGAGATAATTGTCTTCCGTGTAATCCCATTTTATGTCTGCTCCAGTACAGATATTAATGAATCTACGCTATTAGCGGTATCAGATAAAACTTGAATTTTATCTCCTGTTTCCATCACTAACTTACTACCAGCGATAAATTCGTAAGATGCACCACTTGGAATCGGCATATTCCGAATCAAATAGATATCATCTGCTCCACCAGCAGCTTTATCAAATTTTATATCTATAATAATTTGATTTCCAGTTGTATTTGAAACGTTAATACCAATACAAACTGTAGTAGTTGCTCCAGGCACTGTATAAGCGTCTGTGAGTGTAGTTGAGATATTCGCTTTTGTATAACTTTTGAAGGTATTTGCCATTTATCTATCCCAATGCGATTGCCATAACGATTGCATCATCAACAGTTGCACCACCAGCAAGAGTATTAGCAACCTCAACGATAGCATCATTTCCTGGCGTACCTCCACCCGATTCATCTCTCATATAGATTTTTTTATCAGCGGTGTTTACAGCAAGTTCACCCCTTGCTAAATCTGAAAGAGATGGAGCACCAGTCGAATGTTTTCTTTTTGGTTTAATCGTTGTTGCCATAATGCAATTCTTTTTTTACTATTTATCAAGCAACCTTGAATAAGTATTCACCGACCATCTTTCCAATGGTTCGACCAAACTGTATTCTAAAGTCAGGGTTTGAGGTTCCGAGATCTTCTCCAAAAATACGAATTGTATCCCATTTTCTATTACCAAATGCAGTAGAATCGACACCTGTACTCGTATCATAATATGAGAAGATATTACCAGTTGGAGTACCAGATGGAGCTCCATTGACAGGACCACTACTAAATGGGCCTACTTGGAAGAAAATACCACCACCAGTTTCTTTTGCTAATGTTGTATGATCCCAACGATGTCTAGTTCCAGATTGGAAAGAAGCACTTCTTCTACCAATGTAAACTGCTTCATTAGTTACATCACCATTTAATGCTGCACTTAAAGTTACAGAAACAGTTGACGATGTAGTTGGAGCGCTACTACCATTACTAGGAGAACCAATTGAAGTAATATAAACATCCCAAGGTATATCTGGTTTCAAAGTCAATACCTGATTACCATTACCATCAGAAGAAGCAGTTCTTTGACCATTCCATACTTGACTTTTATGTAAAACTCCATATGTATTAGTCGAAGAATCATAATCCTCAGCAGGATTAATTGCATTGATAGCATTACTCCAATCAACACTTGTCGCATTACCATTACTATTTGTAATTGTAACTGTATTACTTCCAGCAGTACCAGTCATTGTAAACCGATATGCAGTTGTTTCTGGCACACAGCCAGTTTGAGGAATACCAGCTTTACCTACACCTAAATTCTGTGGGTCATTGTTTCGAGTTATAAAATTAACATCTCTAGCAAGATATGCTCTTTCTCTTCGTAAGATCATGCTATCAAGATTTGAACTGTAATTGTATAATGTATCATCAGCATGTGTTTGAGATGTAATTGTAGATACTTCAAGAATACAATCTGTATTTGCATCAGTAACAGTAATTGTTGCAGTTTTATTTGTTCCAACAACAACTTCAAGAATATCACCAACATTATAGTCACGACCAGCTGATGCAGTACCACTGTTGATTGAAGCTGCTGTAATTGCACCAGAACCATCAACACCTGTAATATCAACTTTTAATCCTGCTCCAGCAGAAATATCACTCTTATTATTCGTTCCAATATCAGTACCAGCAGAATATCCAGATCCACCAGTTGTAATACTAAATGTTAAAACCTTTCCTCTTCTAGTCGCATCTGTATCTGGGTGTGCAAGAATAATTTGATCTCCTACATTATAAATTGTACCAGCAGCATTAACTGTTGATCCAGTTACAGCACCAGCAGTGCCAATATTACCAGATGCTAAATTAACAGTTAATCCAGTACCTTCACCTTTATTATTAAATCCAGATTTTCTAGAAGCAGGAATTTGTGGATCATCTTCAGCAAAGAATGTTGCTAAACCAGTTGCAGCTCCATATCCCTTACCAGCTTGAACAATAGTTAAACCTGTAACAGGCCCATATTCATTTAACATTACAATTCTGTTAAAGTCTTTTGTGTATATTCCACTGAATAATGTTGTACTTGCACTTTTATAATTAATATCATTAGTTCTAGTAACTTTTAAAATCATCTCATCTTTTAAAGCACTGAAAGTAGTAGTTCCTGATGCAGGGGCATTTGGTGTAAGAGTGTCACCAACACTAAAACCATAGCCAGGAAATACAACCTTACGAATCGTCAATGTTTTATTACCAGTACCGCCAGATTCAAAATCAACTTTTACATCACATCTAATTTGAGATCTAGTTCTTGCTTGAATTGCAGCACTATCTGAACTATTTGCAGTTTTTAAATCAAATTTAACACCTCGATACCATCCAGAAGGAATCAAATTAATTGTATTTTGACCAGCTGTTGTAAATGAATCTACAATTAGATCTTGAACATAATCTCGAATTGGAATAAATCCTCTTGCATCAGCAGCAGGCACTCCGTTTGTGCCAGGATCACCCCAAGTACCTAGAGTATTTTTACCAGCAGAATTATTTGTTACAGTACCATTATAATCGGGTGCTTGTTTATAATGTGGTAAAATACCTACATCATAATTTAATGTATATCCACCAATATTACCAATATATACTCCATTCTTGTCAAGTAAAGTCTTTTTAGCTTTATCCAACCATGTATCCATACTTGTATCGTGCTCATTTGTATTTCCAACAAATACTAATTTTGCAGCAGATCTTGGATTATAACCATCACAAGTCGTAATACCAGTTGAAGGGTCAGTAGTACAGTTTAAATTTGTACCAACTGTTTTTTCTACAGTATTAAAAGCATCCTCAGAGTTTGAACCAGTACTGCCACCACCTCCAGAATTTTTTACATATGATCCAGTAGGACCTGCTCTTTTTGCCCAAAAATATCTTAATCTTAAATCACCAGAAACATAATATTGATAAGGATTTGAAAGATCAATTACCTCTGTAACAGTACCTAAAGCACCACCGTTACTTTTGGTAGCAACATCTCCAACCTCTATATCAGGAAGAGTACTTGAACCAGTATTATTTGCACCTTGAAAAGCTATTTCATTATAAGTTATACTAGAATCATTATAATCTGTTCTGGTATCCCATGAATATATAACAAAATCTCCAGCATTTCCAACTATCGAACCACCTCTTGTTATAGTTACAGTTTGTCCTATTGGAAGAGAAGTGGGATTCCATGAACTAGAAAGTGTAATACCACTTACTCGTACAAGTTTTAGAGTACTAACAACCTGTTGTTTATATGTCGCAAAGAAAGTTCTTGAGATTCTATTTGCATTTTCATCATCTAATGCCTCTACATCTTTAACTCCAATTCCATTTGCAACTAAAGCTTTGTTAAAAACATCAATTGTAGATGGGTCATCTTCCCAATTTAAATAGGAGTTCATACTACCAGAATCATCTGTAGCAAATATAGCATCTACTTTCAGTGGATTACTTCCACCTGATGTTATTGCGAAAACCTTTTTTGGTTTAGCCCAAAAACCTATTGCGTTTGACATCGATTAATCCTTCAGTAATTAAGAAATAACATTGGTTACATAAACTGCCTTACCTTCATTTATATAGTAAGTTATCAAGAAGACAGTTCCTTTTAAATAGTTTACAGGGGAACCATCTGCATCGTCAATTCCTCTCCAGTTAAGAGATACTGGCGACCAAGTATTAGTAGGATGAATACCTCCTAATGAAACTTGAGATGGATAAGAAACATAAATTTGACCACTTCTACCATTATAGTTTGCAATATTTGTAATAGTTCCCAATACTAGGTTTGTGATATTATTAGCATACCATCTAGAATCAGTAGAACTACCAAGAGGTGTAAATGTAAAGTTAGAAGTTAACTTTAATGATGCGGCGTCTGTTACTGAACCAGCAGCAGATGCAGCATTATATGATCCAGAAGCAGGAATATCAGAAAGACCAAGTGGCCATGTAATTGGAACTGTAGTAATAAAGGCGTTTTTAGTTGCCCATGCATCTAAGTCATGTGGTGAAACAAATCTATCTGCTTGTGCAGTCCAATCAGTTGTAGTCTTAGATAGATCCTCCCAATCCTGTTGTGCTCTTTGTACAAAACCAAATTGTGTTTGTGAAGCGCCAGGGAAATTAGTTGCATCTTGGAATACAGTGCTTGCAATTTCAATCTTAGACTGAACCTTAAGAGTATTAATAGTTGCAGTCGTTGCTTCTAAGTTTGCAGTCTTAAAGCTGTTCTGTTGTGCTTGTTGTAAAGTCGCAAGAGATTCAGTTAAGGTTGCACTGAATGATGATGGGTTGAAGGAAGATGTAGAAGAGTTAGATGAAAGAGAACCAACATCAGCGAAGTTGATTAACTTATTATCAGCAGAAGTTTTGACTTTCGGGAAGTTCAATGTACTTGACTTATTACCCTTCGTATCAATCACCTGATTACCAATATAGAAGTCACCGTTTGAGTTAGTACCAGATGATGCAACGAAACCAGCAGCACCCTCAATCTGTTGAGCATTGACTTGATACTGTAGACTAAGAACTTTAGTTTGGAATCTAGGTAAACCAGTTGAGTAGTTACCAGGCCCGAAACCAACGTATTCCCAAGTGTGACCAGAGGCACGAAGAATAGATGGTCTGTGTAAGTTTACTGGTATACCAGCAGTTGTACTTGTAGTAATATTACTATCAAGTTCAATAACTCTTTGAACTCCATCTGGAGTAGTAAAATCTGGAACATCATTTTCAAATTTTGTAACTACTGGTTTGTTCACACCATAAGTATCGGCTGAACTTGCTGAACCAGCATCAGCAGTATAAGGAGCGATCATTGCCGCTTCTGTCATAGTACTATTATTTGGGAAGATACTTGTTAGAACTAATTCATTAGTTAAGTTGGCAGAAATAGTACCACCAGCAAGAACTTCATTTAAGAATTTAAGAATTGCTTCTGATGTGATTGAATATTGTGTAATTCTATCATATCCATGAGTTGCAAGATTATTATCACGAGGAATGGTATTACCAACATCATCTCTGTATCTAGAAACAGATGGACGAGGATTCCACTTAGGATTATCCAAGTCAATTTCTGGATATAGATAGTTGATATTTTGAGAAACGCCAAGTCCTGTTACAGTCGTATCTGAGATAGTGTAACTTGTTCCAGAAGTTGTTTGTTGTCCATAAGAAATAGTGTTTACATATGTACTACCATCTTCTTTAGTATAAACATTACCATCAAGAACAGTTAGCATATAATAACCATCTCTAGAGGTATGTACATATTCAATAAGAGGTTCTACATTATAAATGTAGAATGCTCTTGGATAACTGTTTGTACTTGTGTAAGTAAATGGATACTTAGCATTTGTATCTCTAAGTTGTAGTGTAAATCTTGCTTCTGGAGCTTTTAGTTCTTGAGATCCAGCAGTGCCTTTTGGCATCTTATAAATGACTCTCCATAAAAACTCACCATTTCCAAATCCCGCTCTGTTGTCTTGAAGACGTTTAATATAAAGGTTTGAGGATGTATTTGCATCAAATTCGTAGTTATCAGCGGATGAAGTTTGATTATCAGCGTTACTATCTCTTCTCTGAGTTAATCTTCTTAGAAGTGAAAGAGCAGATGATGCTTGAGAAGTTAAAACAACATCATCTGTAAGGGAACTATATCTAGTACCAATTGAAGAAAATGGAATATATCCAAATGGTTTGATGTTTTCAGAAGAGAAACTACCAGATGTAACGGATGTAACTCCATTAACTTGAATAACTACAGGACCTGTACCAGATCTAACACCTAATGATGTACCAGCACCATCCACAAGTACGAGGTAATCATTATTAGAAAATCCAGTACCAGCTTCTAGATCATTACCAGCTGGGTCATATTGAGTAACAGAAGTAATTGCTTTAGATGTACCATCAACATTTACTTGTACTTTAATTAGTGCTGATCGACTACCTAATGCTGTACCAGTAAGAGGAGTACCAGCAGCATTGGAAGGTTTTGCATCTATAAGAGCATTTGTAGCACCACCAACACCTATATCTTGGTAATTAGCACCATTTGATGTAATATTATCAAATGCAACTGGAATACCAGTAGCATTAATAGTTCCATCTGCTCTACCATCACTAACTAAAATACAAACTCTACCTTTATCTACACCACTTACTGTCTGTGAAAATTCCCAACCATAGTAAGCACGTTTGTCATTTTTAGTAGCTTTACTGTTTTGAGTAGTTGCTGGATCTTTATGAAGTCCAAGATTTGATGTATCTCTCGCCCTTAATCTAGCAGCAAATAATTGAGATGTTGCATCATCAGGTGATTTTGGTAAAAATGCATAAACAGCTTCTGGATTAGTATCAGAATATGTTCTCTTACCAAGGTTATAATCTAAACCACTTATGAGAAGTTCTGCCTTGGTTACGTTACCACTACTATCTGTTTCATAAAATTCTGGGATATCTTCTTCAGCAACTTCTGAATTACCACCAATTTTAATATAAATTTTCTTAAATGTTGATTCAGCGTTTGCTGTTCTAGCCGCTTCGTATGCAGTCACAGTATGACCAACATCAATTTCTGTAATATTAACAAGTGAATCACTATCAGGATTAATTCCTCTAGGTGGTACAAGTCCAATTATATATCCACCAGCATCTTGAGCAAATGCATTTGGTCTGTGTGATACAGCTTTTAATGCACAGTTACCAAAGTTAGAGTTTGAGTTAGTGATTGACATATCACCACCTGACTCAGCAAGGAAGTGATCTGCATTACCAACAGCAAACACGGATACAACTTGTAGGAATCCATCATTAGATGCTTTAATATGGTAATGTCTCCAATCATCTCTGTATACAGAATCAGGATCAACTCTATATTCTACACTATCTGCATTATTTTGAAGAATTCCTTGTGAAAGGTTTGTACCAACAAATGCTCTGTTATCTTTCTGAAGTGCAATACCAGTATACTGAGCAAGAACCATAGATTTGAAACCAGTTGCTCTTGAACCATCAGCATGCAAACCATTCATACCAAATACTGATCTTAGAGAACAGTTAAAGATATATGGTGAAGCAGAACCTACAGTATCAGATAAACCAGCAGTTGCAACTGAACCAACGATTCTATTTTCTTCGATTCTCTGAATATAGTCTTCAGATGAAGGTGCAACAGCAGGAACAGTTCTTGTGACACTCGCAAGACTGGTTGGTGTACTAATTGTATTTGTAACAATTGAGAATAAAGTTGTGATTGCAGATCTTACGTTAGCACATGATGCAGCATCAGTATTAGATCCTGTTGTAGGATCAGCAGTAATTGTTAGATCTTTAACCTGTGTAAGTGATGTCTGACCAGATACTACTGTAACATCTACGTTATTGATAACTTGTAAAGCGATATTTCTTGCTTCATTAAACGCATATACGGATTCTGTTTCTTCTCCAACCAAGTGTTGTAAAGCACCACCATTTACATAGAGGTTTGCAGCATCATGAACTTTGTTGTTTGAACCATAACCTACGTTATAAGCAACTGCTTCGATAACATCTTCAATATCATCTTCACAATTTGCTCTACCGCCAGGCACACTAAAACTAGTGAAGTTTGCAAGCATTCTACTTACAGCAACTTCAGCGATAAATCTTTTATTTGCTTCTAACAGTGTTTTTGCATCACCTTGACGATTTCCAACTAAAACTACGTCATCAAGAAGACTATATTTGTCAATTTTAGTATAATAGTTTGTTAAAGCTGGTGAACTTGCATATTCAAATACAGTTAATTTATGATGAGAACATGGGAATACATCAGCACCACTATTTGTATAAGTTGCACTTGCAGACTTAAATGGTGCGGTTCTATTACTATCTTTGAATGTAAGTTGCCAGAAATAACATCCACCAGTTACATTAAACATTGCACCTCTACCAGCTGAAGCATCAACAGGTGAAGGAATGTATGTTGGTCTACAAATGGTTTTTCTTAGATCAAGACCTACAAGTGATGTACCACGAGGAACAATCACACCACCATTTTCATCATTAAATCTATAGATGTTCTCCATTAGAGTTTCATCTGTATATGAAGTCTCTACTAAAACACTTGCATTTGATCCATCTCCAGGCCTGTTATCAATTTCATACTCGCCAGGAAATATAACAATCGTGAAAAACTCGAATAAATCAGCACCATATTCTCCAGCTTCATCGCCAGGGCCATTTACCCAAGATTGTTTTGCGGCTTCAAGTAACGCTCTTTGTATAGTTTTAAAGGGTTTGTTTAAGTTTCTACCATTATTTGATAAGGAGTCAGTAGATAAAGTATCATTTGCACTTACATAGATATTTCTAAGACTATTCGTAATATTAATTGAAGAACCTACATTTCCAGTTGGAAGAACTAGTCCAGAAGCATTTACAGTTAATTTTACAGCACCATTCGAGACAAAATCAATTTCTCCGTCACCACTACTGAATATACCTGTGTCAGTATCACCATTATAAGCTATAGATGGATTGGAAACACTGCCTTGTGGAACAATGAGTGATTTTCCAGATGCTACTTCTAAGCTGTTGTTTTTAAATGTGACAATTGTAGATCCGTTAAACTTAAATGGTGCATCTGCGCCTGAAGGAAAATTAAATCCATCAGGACCAATACTTAATACTGTAGTTCCATTTGATGTAAAATCAGTATAACCAGCGTTACTACTATAAAGTCCAGTATCTTCATCATTCTGCCAAGATATGGAGGGATCTCCTGTAAGACCTCCAGACAAAACAATTTCAACTCCCTTCGCTATGCCACGAGTTGTTACTTGAGTTAAAGCCATGTTTGATAAAACCCGTTAAAATTGCGTTATTTCTAATCAAAAACTATTTATAACGTAGGAGACTCCTTTATTTCTTCATTACCATTAGTTGCTGCTTCTTGGAAATCCTCATAATCAAATAATTTGAAGGATTTACCTGTTATGTGATTATGTACGAAAATACGATTACCCCAAGCAACTGGTGTAAAACTAATACTATAGTATCCCGAATTTATATCATATATTGGAACTGGAGCGCCAGCATCCAAAGTTTTTTGTTGAATTTCTTTTTGTGTTTCGTTAAATTCTTCGCTTTTTAACTGTTCTTCAACAATCAATTTATTTTGTTCATCTATCCAATTAAAGAATTTACTCTCTAAATCAGCATCTAGAGCAAAGGTCATTCCTGTCACATCAGCGGTTTGTGTCATTTCAAAAATAAAGTGAATCTTTGTTATTTATAGAAAAAGGCTGGGCGTCATTTTGGCCCAGAATTTTTTTCTCGACTTTTTGGTAATCAAAAGTCGAATTTTGTCTCAGAATACATACTCAACTTTTTCTGGATAATCTTCCAGTGTTTCATTGACGAAGTTACACATCTTAGTGAAGTCATCTGAGTCTGCTTCAATCAGTTCTATTAATTCGCCACCATCACCATACAAGTTGATAGTTCTAGATGCAATATCTATTTTAATTTTTACTAGCTGACAATCAGCTGGAATATCATTGATATTCATAGTTATTCTACTTCTATAACCAGAGTAACATAGAACATATGAGGTGTCAAGTTTATGCCACGAAGTGAGGCCCACCAGCAAAATTACAATTGAGTGCCGCTTCAGTGTTCACTTTGATTGCAGCAACGTTCTCAACGTTTGCACCACCAGTATTCTTAGCAAATATACCTAAACCATTTCTTATCTTAGCACCTAAATTATTTTCACTCTTTACACCAACCTCTGTTTCTTGTCCAGCACCCACCAATGTTCTGTTTGTTGCACCAACAGTAGTCTCAGTTTCAGCACCAACTTTCATGTTTGTAGTCTTACCAACAACCAAATGAGTATCAGTACCAGCTGCAAACTTACCAGTTTGTCCAAGATTAAATTTAAGATCAGATAAACCAGCGAGTCTTAACTTATTCAATAAAATAAATTCATTATGGAATGTAGAAATGTTATTGATTGATCCAGTTGCAACAGTATTCATTTCTGTACAGAAGTGAGAAACAGTAGGAGCAAACATATCAATCTGTCCTGATCCAGAGATACCAACTTTAGAACCAGCAATCGCTAATCCATTTGCAGCAGATAGTTCTGAGTCATTCTCATAGATTGTTTCATGTTCACCATTGTATGTAACTTTACTTTCTCTGTTTGCAAAGACATTGTATTGTCCACGAACTTCTAAATGATAGTTACCGCCAACTTTTAAATGATAATCTCCACCTACATCTACGATCTGTGATCCCTTAATATATACTCTTTCATCTTTAATAGTAACTTCTGTCTTAGTATTACTATTAGTAATTTTTACATCACCGTTGTCTTGAATATCAATACCTGATTTACTTGGGCCATGTGCAATCACAACTCTAGTAGATCCAGGCGTATCATCTTGAATAAAAACATGACCAGATTCAGATGATTGTACAAACATCTTTGAATATTCTGGAGACCATCGGCCTGGAATAGTGCTAGTAATGCTGATGGAAAACGGACTACAATTATTTGCCGTGATAGGACACGTTTCCCAATCAATATTAATAGGACTATCAGTTTTTCTATTACAACCAATTCCTAATAGATTTAAAATGAAAGCAACAATATTACCAACAGTTGCTAACTCACTTAGATCTGTTAAATTTTTTATATTACCTACTGCTTTAATTAAATTCTGAATTGAATCAACAATGTCTAATATTTGATTTGCAACTTCTACCAACTGAAAAATTGATCCAAAGATTTGATTAATACAATTCTCTGCAAAATTAAGAAAGTCAATTGCTTTTTGTGCAAGACTATTCAACATCTTATCGACAAATGCTTCAACGAATCCTTCAATACCACCCATGATGGCATCAACTAAAGCTGAATCAAATGTACAACCAATCTGTCTAAGAACTTGTAGAATAATTTCGGTTATACCTTTTGCAAATAAAGGTATTGGACTAATCGCAGATAAACCAATTAAATTAAGTAACTTTGTTACTTGTTTCATTATAAATGACTTTAGTTTATTAACAATATGCCATATTAAGTTTCTAATCTTATCAAACGCAGTTTGAATTGTCGTTTGAATATCAATAACTTTATCGTTAAATTTACCTACAAGTTCTCTAGGTGAATCAGTTTTTGGAAGATATTTTACAGCAGTTCCTTTCTTATGATCTTGATCTTCAGTTTTCTCCATTCCTCTCTTAATGAGAGTCAAACCAAAAGAATTTTTTCCGTTATAACCAATTACCTCACTACCAATCTTAACTTTACCTCTTGGTGGAAATGTAGATGAATTTGATACAGGAATAAATTGTTCCTCGGCATTTAAATCCTTTGTAAGTCTAGGATTACTAGAATTTGGATCATATATTGTACCAGTTTTAAATATATTTGCTAAATCATTAATGATTGATGATATCTCTTTCGCAACAGTATTTTTTACACTATCTTTACCATCTGCAACTAACTTTGTAGTAACATAACCTGATGGATTTGATTCTGATTCTTCAAATGATGAACTAGCAACATGACTATCTACTACACTTGTTTCAAGATTCTCATCATTAGTTGTAACTGCTGCTAAATTTTGACCAGTCTCACTTGTATCTCCACCTGTATTCGGTTCACTAATATTTGCAGCACCAGGCCTATCAAATGAATTTTGAGATTTAGGTTCGATTACTGCTTTGACCTGACTAAACAGAGTACCCATGACTATGGGTTGTTGATCGTCAGGATGATCTAAGAAAAATCCCATCACGAAACTGCCAGGCTTTAATTGGTTTGCAGAAACACCAACACCACTTACAGCAGCATTGGTAGATGGTTGCATTACAAGAGCCCAAGGAAGATCTGCTGGTTTAGCATCAGGTCTATGTCTGTTTAAGATATTAACTTTAACTCTTCCTAGTTTTGCATCTCTATCATCAGCATTTACAACCGTACCTAACCACCAAGAAAAATCTTGATGACCTATAAAAGCTGGTGTTTCAATGGTGGGATTAATAGACATTACTTAATCGTCATAAACTCTACATTCAAATGCATCAGGATGATTGTCGCAATAGATTTCTAAATGCTTATCCTCATGTCTTGTGTGCCAATCATTTATTTTACCTTCATTTGGCTCTACCACATCATCTTTATGATATGTTTCATAATCAGCATGAACTTCTTCTAATTCAGATTTTTTATACTCTAACATACCATGATTGATATGTTCTTTTTTATCTTTAGGGTCAAGATAAACCTCATGACTTAGATCGTGTTTGATTTCAGGCATAGTTTTTGCTCCTATTTATTACCTAAGTTTACTTGTCTTCTAGTAGATTCACTGTCAGGTAAAGATGTACCTCCATATGAATCTCTAGTTAATGTTACTTTGGTATTTAACTTATCTCTATTTAGGGTGTGATGGACAGAGTTAACCAAGTAACGACCACTCATTCGTTTGTCTTCTTTAACATTGCCATTTTCTACGTTCGGAGATGGTATCGAAACATTGATAATGCTACCAGCACGAAGATCTAAATCGCCTGGAATTGCAATGTCAAGTTTATTATACTCCATAAAGTAAAATCTGTACAGAGCTTTTTCATACATCTTGTTTTTCTGATCAACCCACTCGTCCTCAGTGAGTTCTCCCTTCTCTTCTAGGTCTTCCCATTTACCAAATGTATTCACAGTTGTAGGTCGATAGACCATTCTTCCAGAACCTAATGCAAAGTTGACAGGTGCATCAGTTCTATATGGTTTAAGATCTCCTAGATGAACACTATCATCCCAGAAATCATCAGCAGTTGTTCTAAAAATTCGATAGGATCTTGTATTGATATCAACATAACAGGCATCATGAGCAAAACCTCCAGCTCTTGCATCATTAAAAACATTAAATGCTTTTGGTGATGCATATTTTTTAATTCTACGTTGTGTATCACTTATTGTAGCATTTGCCTGTACATAAGCATACTTAACATTGTTTGCTGGATATGGTGTCTGATTAAACAATGTATCTACAGATTTAAAATTATACTGTTCAAAACCTTCCCAGAATAAGTATCCAACAGAATCTTTATGTGCTGATGCTACTGTTCTTGGTCTGAACCATGCACAAGTGTCAAAGAATCTCCAGTTTGGTACATACATATCAAACTTATGAAGAGTCTCATCAAAATTTAGTTTCTTTTGTGTAATAATATCTAACTTATCTGTTATAAATTCATGTGCTTTGACACCATCTAATCTTTCTACAATTCTATATGTTTCATTAACTAATGCTTCTCGACTACAACAATGTAAGATGTAGACTTGATTCTTCTCCATCATAGTCCTACCATCTACACTATAGACAACAAACTCTAATGTATATGTGGTCTTGGAAGTTGAAACAACCATCTTAATCTTCTCTTGACCCATGATAGGAAGTTTTTCTATCAAGTTCTGACCAATATCTTGCATCACTACACTACAATATAAACTTGTAGATAGAACACTTTCTTTGAGATTAACTTCAGCAATTAACTCCTTAATATCTATAGCAGATCCAGCATACTCTGAACCTTTTGCCACAGGAGTCAGAGTAATACTCTTTAATTTAAAATCGCCTTCAAATTGTTGTGTCATTTAATTGTTCTGTACCTGTAAGTTTTCTTCAATAGTTGTCTCACTAGTTATCTGAGAATTGATGTTGGTATTATTTTGATAAACATCTCCACCATTTATTATCATAGCAGTTTCACCATTACCATTACCAATTTTGTTTTCTAGTATTTGATTTTCACTTCCATTTTTTAAATCATTAGTTCTAGAAATATACTGTCCATTCTTAATTATAGGATTACTAGATCCAAGAAACTCAACAACAGATGCATTATTATGAGCTGAAACTTTAGTACCACCGTATCCTCTTACTACCTCAAGTGTATTGTATTGATATCTAATTTTATTTTTATTTGAATTGTTGGTGTAATATATTTTTACAAGACTACTTTTTATCACTTTCATTACTTCATCACCAATTTTAATATATGCACTATCCCCAACATCCATCGCACCTTTTCCTGTGATATCAATTTCAGTTTGATCAGCAGTAACTCCTTGCCATTCTCTCAACATCATCTGTTCACCTTTAAGGTTGTTAAGTGACCAAGATTCCATTATACGATCTACATATGCATCTGCTTCATCACCTTCTAATCCTTCTCTTTCTGCATCTCGAATAGCTTTAAACCTAGCTTTTTCTTCTGCTGTTACTGGATCAAGCTTACCATCTTTACCCTTAGTAATAAAATTATAAATTCTTCCACCTAACCAATCACCTATCAATCCTCCTACTAATCCACCAATAAATGTTCCAACGCCAGGAAAAATTAATGTGCCTAAACCAGCACCCATCCACTGTCCTAAAGCAGTTCCCAAAGCTTTAATTGCTGCCTCACCCCAAGGATCACCAAAAGCTCTGTTGATAACCATACCAAGAAAAGGTCCTACAATAGGAATTTTATCTACAAATTTTCTAAAAGGTTTTGTTAAAGTTTTTAATGCTGTTTTAATTCCCTTACCACTTCCAGACTTTACAAACATAAGAAATTTATTTGCGATTGCTTTTATAATACTATTACCTTTTAAAAAATTCATTCCTTTTATTTGAATTTTTTTTAAGATTTCACCAGCTAATTTTTTTGCTTGAGGAATTTTAAATGTTTTACTAAATTGTTCTCCAATTTTTTTCAATACTGCTGCTTTTTTTGGAAACAAGAACCTCAAACCTGCTCCAAGTCCTTTTTGCTTCCACTTTTGAAAAAATAGTTTTAAGACTCTAAGTTTTGTAGGGCCAGTGGTAACTAATTTAAATGCATGCTTAACTGCCTTTAATGGATTCAATGCATAGTATATTCCAATAGCACCAACTGCCATCTGGAAAAATCCTACAAATCTTTCTAATAGACTAGCATCTTCTTTAACCATTTTATAGAATCCATCAAAGAAGTTAGAAACAGATCCAGTAACAAACCAATCAACAAATTTAAGAACTGATTTTAAACCTGATACAATTGACGTTAATGTTTGGTGATTTTTTGGATCAGATATCCAATTTAATGCAAGAAAGCCTAACAGATCTCCTATAGCACCAAACAGATTACCTCCTAACTTTGCAGCACTTTGCTTTATACCACTACCAACTCCACTTAGAAAAGAAGTTTGTTCTTGTTTATTCTCCTCATTTCTTGATTTTTCTTTTCTCTTTTGTCTATCAATTAATCTAAAATATTTTGCTTCTAATTTATCTCTTTGTCTTCTCTTTCTCATTAAAAGAAGAGCAGATCTTCTCATAGATCTACCAACATCTACAGATTTTTCTGTAACAGTTTCACCACCCATAAGTGGTTTACTTAGAGCAGAGGATTTATTTCCTTTATAGAGAGTAATACCAGATGTAATTGCCATCAGTATCTAACTCCATAAAGACATTGTTTCATTGGTGGTTCACAATTACCTAGAGAATCACTATCAAAAGCAGTTTGTTCTGCATTAGAAGTGAAGTGTGATCCTTGTTCATGGATAACAACTTTTCCATCACCACCTCCCATTATAATATTATTACTTACAACTTGAGCAACAGATAATCTACCACCAGTTTGATTTGATAAACTTGGAACTACAAGACCTCCACTCTCCATCTTTGGAGTGGAAATATTAATACTTGGAGAAATAGATGGTAAATTATAATTTCTTACAATACCACCAGCATTAAATTTAGAACCTACATAACCGCCAAACTTATATGTCGGTCTAGAAATACCAGAACCTCTAGCAGGAAAAGAACCAAAGTTCATCGAGTCAAGAAAACCTGGCATACTTCTTTCAATACCAGCAGTTGCATTTCTGTTTAATACATATTCTCCACCTTCAGCTTCAATTGGCACTCCACCACCACTATGTCTAGGGCCTCTTAAGAGTCCACCTTTCTCATATGATTCAGTGTTTTCACTAGTATTACCTTCTAAATCAGTTTCATTTTCTATAGCCTCAAACAAATCTGATTCATCTTTCTCATCATCACTAAATCCAAATAGTTCTTTTACTTTACTAAACACACCAGATACTACATCATTAAAGAGTGTAGGTAAACCTGTAGTAAGAAAATCTGTTAAAGGTTTAAAGAACTCAGCAATACTTTCTCCCATTCCACTAAACATATCTGGCAAATCTTCTAAAAGAAAATTATTAATATCTTCAAATACTTTTGGTATACCTTCAGTAAATATCTTTGTAACATCTTCAAAAGATTCTTGTAGTCCTTCTACATCAAACCACTCAAAACTAAAAAACTCTCCAAGTTTATTAACAGTATCTTTAATAAGATTAATTCCATCTTTTAATCTATCTACTGTCCAGTTAATTCCAGTACCAATTGCTTTTGCAACCTTACCAACAAACTCAATTACTCCCGAAAAGAAATTAACAAAGGTTGTAACTTTGACAAGATTTGCTGGATCTGATAACCATTCTAGTAACTTAAATCCTACAAATACTTTTCCAAATTGCATTAAGAAATCAAATATACCACCAGCTTTCTTCTTAATACCTTTCATCAAACCACTATCTTTCTTTCTTCTACCTTTTACTTTACCTCTTTCTTGTTTCTTTTCTTCTGCTTCTGCTGCATCCGTATCTATTTCTCTTGATGTTCCTAAAATTCTATCATGTAATCGATCAATTGCATTGTTCTCAAGAACCAATAACTTCTCCAGATATTGTGCTACTTTTGCTAAATGATCTGTTAGTTTTCCAGTTGCACCTCCACTATCTGATTCTCCAGCTGGTAATGCAAGTCTAGCAGCAGTCGGTGTATTTTTTACTGATTTTGTACCTAATGTAAATCCTTTAAATCTTGCCCTTCTTTCTTCTGGTGAAAGATATTCACCCTTCTCACCTACGCCCATGACTCTTGCCTGATAGTCAGCAGAAGTCTTACCAGTCATACCCTTCATAAACTTTTGAAGGCCACCACTTTTATTCCCAATGTTATTCATGGATGATGCTGAATTTAGGAGACCTTTAATCATTGTGACTGGCGGTTTTTAATTTTTTCGTTTTCTTCTTCTATGTAATCAACAAGTTGTTGTACATAAACCTCTCGTTCCCATGGCAACATGTTCTCAAGTGTTTCAAGACTCCATTTATGGTGTTGAACCATTACAAAATTAGTTCGATAGTAATTCTCTAACGATTCGTGGGCCAACACTAGTCGAAAAAACTTGAGAGACCCTCAATTGTTACCTGAGATTTAACATTCGTATTTGGATTAAGAACTTCAATCTTATGACTTAATTTAGGCATAGTCTCAAAGAAATCTTGTATCTTCTGGAATTGTTGTGTGTCAAATGTTTCTACAAACTCTAGCATTTCTTTCTTAGAAAAACTCTTTGCTTCTAGAACATCCTCTCCTTCAACAACTTGAGATATACAATCAATTGTCATATCAAATATAGTGTCAACCTTCTGAGTATTATCACCTGTAATATTATTTTTCACAAACATTTCCATGCTTGGATACTTCATAACAATTCCAACTTGATCAGTAAGTTGAATTACTGGATCATGTTTATCAGACTTTTGAATTTTGACATCTTCAACATTGACAGCAACTTCAACTTCAGTTTTTTCATCATCAGGACATACAATATTCAATGTTATCTCTTCACCTACAGATTTACCTCTGATATTTAGGAAAAGATATTCAATATCAAATACAGCAAGTTTGTCTACACTAATACCTCTAGTAAGAATACAATTCTTAAGGATTTGTTTGACAGCATTCTGCATTTCCTTCTCATCTTCTGACTCCATAGCGATAAGAAGTATTTTTTCTTCCTTCACAAGAAAAGGTCTATACTTAACTTTTCTATTGGAAGATGGTAATGTCAACTCATAGGTTGGCGTGTTTAACTTTGGTAAAGGCATTATAACAATAATATATTATAAAAATATTTATACGAGTTTTTTAAAGTTATGCAAAAAGACCCTCTGTTGAGAACGGTGCGAGTGCTGATTCTCCGTCAGCATCATCTTTTCTTCGAGTTCCAGTAGGTCTAATTGTCTCATATTCAAACTCAATTGATAGTTGAGTCATAGATGACGACTCATTTCCTAGTGGTGTAGCGGATATATTTGAAGGAAAAGCATTTATTATTTTAACAGCATGCACTGGAACTGACTTAAAGAAACGAGTTACACCACCGATCTTGTCAGGAATAATTTCCTTTGTCATCATTCTTTTTGACAATGCATTGAATCTTAGTTTGTTTAAATTCATAAGAGATGAATTAGCTTTTTCATATTTTAGTATAGTAATATCAGAAACATAATCATCTTTGTACTTAGTTCTTAAAGTACCATTGTCTCTTGCCCATCTAGAATATGGATAGATTGTGTCAGTCCATACATCAAATACTTGTCGAATCAATGAACCAGAATCTAACATGAATGTCATGGAAAATGTATTGAATACTGTACCATAGGCATATTTTAACTGAGGTGTATTGGTAATTCGATACTCACTCGTAGACATATTTACGCCAGGCATCGTAGCTTCATTTGTATATAATTTCATTAGTTCCATCATCTGTCCTAGACCAGCACTACCATCAGCTAATCTAAACTTACCTTGAAGCACCTCAAATAATTTACTACTACCACCAACATCTATCTGAACATCATAAAGGTTCGCCATACTGAAACCATAAGTTTGAAACTTAGATTTAAATTCATTTAAGTTTGATAGTGTCATTGTTTAGCCCCATTCCAGACAGCAAGTTTACTTAATCCACCAAAATCTTCTACAGGTAAGAAAGAAGCAGTCTTATAATCATCACTATTTATCACAAACATCGGTGTTTCTAGTCCTTCCGTCAAATAACTATGAAAAGCCCTCTTATCTATCTTTGGCAGAACTCCACTCTGTAATACAGTTGCTGTATATAATCTATCTCTCAAGTTTAGATAATGTAAGTTATATCCTTTAAACTGTAGTCCTCCCTGTGTTACATACACTAGAGGAAACCTATCATAAAAATTTAATCTCTCTGCATAAACTGCCCTATACTCAAACAAATAGAGTGAGCCTGGACTTGGTACAAGAGTCTCTTCTAACTCAGCAAGATCAGCAAACAAATCACTTTGTTTGAAAATTGTTCTCACCGTGTTCCGATACCACTCGTAGGAACGTGGTTCATCTCCTGTTGCTTCTTGAACTAAACTAAAAACACTCATACCTTAAGTTCGTCTTCTGTGATAATTTTAAACTGCCATCGTCTATCTAAACAAAATTGATTTGCAGCCTCCCATTTTGCTTGGTTCTTTGCATACTCAGTTACCTCATAGATATATTTTTTTGTTTGTCTTTTTTGTTTTGTTGGCGGTTTTGTTTGTCTCTTTGGTTTCACTTCAATCAAGTATTTTTTGGTAGTACCATTTGATTCCTTGATGTGCATATAAAAATCTGGAAAGTATCTATGTACTCGATTATCTAATGGAGATCTGTATGGAATTACAACCTCTTCACTACCCCACTCTAAAATATTAGGATTGGAATCACAATATTTCATGAACTTTAGTTCCCAAGATGATCGAAAAATAATGTTACGATAGTCACCTCTATACTTCCTAATGTTCCTTGGTGTAAATCTGCCTTTCAAAGTATTCATATATAGCTATAGAGAAATAGCGGTCTTCCTAGTATTTATGGCCTCAAAAACATACACTGTTCCATCGGAACTAAGCAACTTAACAACATTCGATCAAAATAATTCATCTGGTACATATGCATCATATGGACAGTTGAGATGGCCTTTGGCAGAACAACATGACTTTTTACAAATAGATGTAGTAGAATTTCAAAAGACAGGAGATCAACAGTTTACAGTAACACAAAGTAATACAACTGATGGACAAGTTACCCAAGCTGATGGTGAAAGTGCTATTGAATTTGATTCAATTACTACTATTGCAGATGGTACGTTTCTTAGTAATACACAATCAAAAACTAAAGCAAACGTTAAAGAAAGAGTTCTATTACCCATACCAGCAAATGTAAACTATCAAGACAACCCAAAATATAATGAAGGATCTGGTATAGCAGGTAAAATTCTACCATCATTGGCAAAACAAATTGCAAATGATGCTTCAGCAGGAAATATTGCATCTACACTTCAAGCAGCTGCATCTGCTGGTTCTCAAGGAATCGTAATGAGTATATTAGATAAACTGCCTGGTTTAGGTGGTGGTGCAGCACAGTTTACACAAAATGGTTTTGGTAAAATTTTAAATCCATATGTTGAACAGGTATTTGGTGGAGTTGGAATGAGAACTTTTAACTTTAATTGGAAATTAGTTCCAAGAAATGATGCAGAAACGAGAGCAATTAAAAATATTCTTCAAGTTTTAAGAGGAAGATCATTACCAGATTATGCTGCTAAACTAGGACTTTCAGCAAATGCTGGCGCTCTTGACTCTGGAAATATTTCTGATCGTTGGTTAACTGTTCCTCATGTGTTTAGATTGCATTGGAAGAATGGAGATAATGGTCAAAGAATTGATTCTCTTCCTAAAATTAAACCATGCGTTATGACAGATGTACAAATTAATTATACTCCAGATAATATATGGGCAACTTATGAAGGAGCAAATCCAGTTGCTTATGATATGACTCTAGGATTTACTGAGACTGAAATCATTACATCACAAGAAGTACTTGCTCTAGGATATTAAAATGTTCTTCGATTCACAACCAAATTTTTTATACCCAGACTTTAAGATTAAAGATAACTATAAGGTATCTAAAAATTTCTTTCGTAGAGTAAGAAATAGAGATAACTTTAATAGTATTTTTTCTTCTTCACTTCCATATACTGTTACGCCTGGCGAAACTGTAGAAGAAGTTGCATATAAAAAGTATAATGATACAAAATGGTATTGGACAATTCTATTAATGAATAATATTATTGATATTAGTAGAGAATGGCCTCTTGCTTCAAATGAATTAGAAGATTATATGAATGATAAATATGGATCTGCAATAGATAATCCTAGACATTGGGAAACAAATAAAGTTACTGATAATACTTTAGGTGTAGTGTTAGAACAAGGTGTAATTGTAGAATACTATGAAGGAACTACTGCTCAACAAGCAGCAAACTATTATCCATCATGGAATTTTCAATATTTTACTCAATCTGGTGGTAGTCCAAATACTCAAGTAGTAAATACTGTTCCTGCTACAACAGGACTAACTAAGATTACAAATAGAGAATGGGAATATCAAGAGAATGAAAATAAAAGAGAAATCATTTGTCCTAGACAGCAATACTTATCTGTATTAGAAGATGAATTAGAATCTTTATTGAAGTATGATACAAAATATAAAATTACTAAAGGTGGTTTAAGAATATCAGAACAATATCAAAGATAGTCAAAAACCTTTTAGACAAAAAAATGCCCCGAAAATTTTTTCGAGGCTTTTTTTATTGAATTTTTAAATTCGTATTACTCTTCTGCGAGTCTTGAGAAGTATGACATTACATCTTCCTCTTCCTCATTAGCACGAGGGGTAGGAGGTTCAACTGTTGCTGAAACAGATGGTATAGGCCCACGACCTTCACTTTCATCTTCAAGATCTTCATCAGGTATCGGTGATACCTTCTTCTTTGCAGAAAGAACTGTGTTCATTCTCTTCTCAAGTTCTTCATATGTTTTGAAGTTCTTAGCATCAGTAAATGCTGTAAGAGAATGTTCTGATTTGTAGATAGCTTCTAATTCAGCATCATCAAAGTCTCCAAGAGTTGATACTTTATCAAACTCAGACTTATCATAATTCCAATAACCATCTAACTTACGAATCTTTAACTTAAAGTTAGCACCTTTCCAGAAATCAAATGGATTGATAGGAGTCTCATCAGCAAATGCTGGTTGCATAGCTTCGACAATCTTATCATGGATTTTCTTTCCATACTTATACAAGAATACTTTACCTTCGTTCTCAGGATGTAAAGGATCTTGAACAACATATATGTTACTGTAATAAGATAACTTACGTTTTTGTTTACGAGCAGTTTCCTTATCACGATCAGATCCAGAGTTCCATAATTGACGATTTAAATCACCAACAGGATCGGACTTGTTAATAGTTGTTAATGAGTTCTCAATATACCAACCGCCAGGACCTTGGAAAGCATGACTAAACAGTTTCGCCCAAGGAAGATCTTCTTCATTAGGTGCTGGTAGGAATCTGATTACAGCGTAACCATTACCACCTTTATCCATCTCAGGTTTCCAAAGATTATCATCTTTAGCATTTGATTCGCCAGATGAAACCTTTTCTAGTTCCTTAGTTAATTTTTGAAAAGCAGAAGCAGAATCTCGCTTCAGTGCAGAAAAAGACATGTGTGTTCTCCGTATTTTTTAGTATTTGGCTTACTTTTTTTATTGTAACATAGTTGTTGGTATTTGTCAATCATCTAATAACTCTAATGCTCTTTCAACATCTGCCTGCATAGAAACAAAACACTCATCGATATCACCGTTAGTATATCCTAATAGTCTTGCAGATTGTTTTAAGTATTGTATAAATTCAAAAGCATCATCGTCCTCAGAATATTTTGCACGAAAGTATAAAACCTTTTGTAGTTCTATAACTCTACCAACTTTTTCTAAGTATTCTTTTTTTTCTTCATTATCTAGTGTCATACCTCTAGAAGATAAATCAACCAGTCTTTGATAGATTTCAAATAACTGTACTGATTCAGCTCTAATGATAGGATTATCAAAAAATGCCATGTTCTATGCTAATTTTTTTAACAGGATACATTTATATTTATCACGATCTATTTGAAGGAATGGTTCGTATTTCACAACCTGTTTTTTTGTATCAGGCCATACTACAGGTTCTATAATTTGTTTATCAAAGTCAGGAATAAACTTTAAAAGTTTATTTAAAATGACTAATGTTTCTAATGTAATTCTATCTCCATAATATGATTGTAATAAGATAGGATGATTGCCAGATTTACATTCAAATACTTTTTCAAACTTAGAAATATCTAATAGATAATCTATATCATTCTCAAACATAAATGACATACTTTGAATCTTTTTCTTCCAGTCAGTATATACTTTAGAACCATGTACTGATATATCGCCAATCCATGTGTTGTTATTGTTTACAAAGTATGATACAAAATATTCTACAACTGTATCATGATCAAACTTTGCAGCTAATTTCTTAAAAAAATATCTATCTTTTCTTTTATCAAACGCTGATTGAGATGCCCTAGATTTACCATTGAAAGTAAAATAGTTATACTTATCTTTAGTGAAATGTAACTTTAATGCTAGGTAAGTTTTGTAGACATCAAAACCTGTCATTACACTTGTGGCAATTTTGCTCGAGTAGTTCGTTTAATACAATTAAGTCTTTGTGCATCAGCACGAATTTTTTCTTTGAGTGGTTTGGAAATAAGTTTGTTTACTGTAGTCAATTCAATGTCATGTTCTTCACAATAACAAATCACTGCCTCCATGTAATTCAATTCTCCTTTACAAGCAAGGACGATCTTTTCTATTTCCATTGAAAATTTAGAAGCAGTTAAAAACTTACCATCTAATAAATTTTCGAGTTCATCCTTTTGTTGTTTCATTAAATGCTTTCCAGTCCTTGATGTATTGCATAAGTAATCTAATAAATTTGGACTTGTTGTATTCTTCATAGACTTCACATTCTCCATTTTCACATGACATAATAATTACTAGTTTTTTAACAGTTAAGCCTGTTAGTTCATATAACATACAAGCATAAGCAGCTGCTTGTACAAAGTATCCTTCAATCCATTCTCTAGGTTTTGGTTCTTTTGAAGTCTTGAAGTCTATAATGGATAACTCTCCATTATATTCTGCGATACAATCGACAGTGCCTGCAACACCTAACTGTAAACTATATAGTGGTTTTTCTAGAGCGTATATATTATCAAGATTATTTAAAAAAGGTTTAGATATTTTAAATAAAAAATCTGATAATGGTTGAACTTCTGGAAGTTCCAAATTTTTTAGATAGTATTCAGTAATCGTATGTGTATCAGTGCCACGACTTGCAGCACGTCTAGAAATTTTGTTTGCTTCTGCTGCACCAACTCTGCGGCGCCATTCTGCAATTGACTTTCTAGATTTGTG